CGTTCTTTATTTACAGTATCATTATCGGCTTTTAGAAATTGAGCGAATACACCTTGGCCTATTCTATCACCTGGCGCAATAGTTTTATCAAGAATACCAAAGTTAATAAACTGAAACATGATATGACCATCATTATCAGGGTTCTCATAATAATCCGAATCAATAACGCCCACTCCATTTCCAAGCAATAAGAATTTTTTCAATGGATTTGACGAACGGTTATACAGATATAATACTTCATCTGTTCCCATATAAGATTTAACTCCTGTAGCAACTAATGTTGGTTTGAATAGTTTTTCATCAACTTCATTTCCGCCACTAAAAATTTTATTGAAGATATATTTGAAACCTTGTTTCCAAATTGAAGGGATTGTAGTATATTCAGCGGCTTCAAAATCATAACCTGCAGCATTTTTTGTTTGTCTTGCTGGTAAATTAATTCCTTTTTGTTCAAAACCTTTCGCAACTTCAAATCCACGTACTTTATTCATTTTTATCGTACCTCCACGTAATTAATTTCTTTAACTTCAACTTTTTTAATATTCCCATTATGAGTAACATAATGCTTAATTAGTTCATCAATACTATTTTTTCTATTTCCTATAGCGAGTGTTCCATTTTTAACATTTTGGACGCCAAATTCATTGTTTCCTACCTCAATTATTCTTCGTAGTTCTCCGTCCTCATTAATAAAGAAATTACCACAATCATAAGTAATATCAATAGGTTTTCCAATATTTTTAATAATCATTTGATTTTACCTCGTTTTTTTAAATTTAAATATATTGATAAAACTTGATTATCTGACATTTTATTAACCTTCCGTTCCCAAGGTGTTCCTTTATATTTTCCTGCATAAGCAAATATAACCTCAGAACGCATTTGACTTGAACTCATTATAATCACCTTCGTAAATTAAATAATGATTATGAAATAATAACTTATTTCTCAAACAGTTCATAACATAATCCATACCATTTGGCTTTGGAAATTGTTTCCTCCAGTTTCCTTTCTTTACTTCATCAACAGATTGAAATATTTCAATTATATTGCCTTTAATATCAACAAGTAATACTTTCTTTTGTTGAGCAATTTTATTTGCTATTCCAATTTTTTGTTTAGCCTCATTTGTATGAGTATAAGTTTTTCCAAAGAAAGGAGCATTTATTCCTGTTTTACCAAATACAGGATTTTTATTACCTTTCATACCTTCACTTATTTTATATTTAATAATTTCAATTTCTTCATTTGTTTTTCCTGCCCAAGAATTACCACCTAATCCACCTTCAGCAATATTATAATACATATTACTTTTAACAGCATTTCTTGAACGGATAAACAATTTTTCAGCAAAATTCAATTCACTTTCGTTATAAGCAATATATATGATTTTTCTTTTAAAGTTTTTATTACCATACTTTCCTATTGCTTTTTTAATTACTGTACCACTACCTAAATACTTATCATTAAAATTAGTATGTTGGCCAATATACTTTTTACCATTTAATAAATTTTCTGTGACGTAGATGAACCCATAAGGCTCATCTACAATCATTTGAGAGGTCATTTTTTCTACACCTCATCAAAGTACATACCGAAAGCATCCTTTTCAGAAACATGGTCAATAACAACAGTTACTTTCCAATATTCCATACCTTTTTTAACCTTTTTGTCAATTGTTGACTTTTTAATTGTATATTCGGCTTTATAATCCTCAACCACACGTTTTGCTTGTGATTCAGATCCTACCATGTGAGTAAAAGATTGACCTAACAAAATATTTAAATCATTCATTTTGTAACCTCCATCGTTTTAATTTACATTGTGATTATACGTAGAATTTTTATTGTTGTAAACCAAAGTATTAATAAATTTTTCAATATTTTCAACTTTAATTAATTTACCATCAACCATAAAAAAATTATAATCATTTTCAGGTTCTGGAGTTGCTATTGCTGTTTGCATTATTTTCTCATACCTTTCATGTCTTTTACTGCTTTGTTTATTGCATTAACAAATGAGGCGCCATTTTTAGGGAAACGACTAACTGTTGATATAAGTAAATTTTTCATCCTATAATACGCTGTAGGATTTTGTTCAAGATATTCTATCTTTTGTTTCATTTCTTGTCCATTATCAACATAAAGCCACTCAAATGATTTATCATACCTTGACATTATTTTCCTATCACCATAAGTTGAATGGAAGAACGGAATTATACCAGCTCGAACACTTTCAACCCATTTACCTGAAAAGTCATTAGGAATTATAGGATAGCAGAAAGTATATTTAACAGAAGGTAAAATATCTTGTAATTCTTCAAAGTTCACAGGACCTTTATACCTTTTATCATGACCTGCTAATTCCCATTTTCCATATACTGCAATTTCATCTTCACCAAATTGCTCAATAATATCTTGAATTGCAGCTACACGTTTTTTATTATCATATTGATGAAAGAATAAACCAACTTTTTGAGTTTTTTCCTCGTTATACCTAAATGTGCTGAATTTAGGATCAAGTAAATATTGAAATTCGGCAGCAGCGTAACGTAAATCTACTTTATGCTTAACCATTGTTTCTTGGTCCTCATAGGATTTCATTCGTTCGATTTCTACAACACCTTCTCTAACACCCAAACTAATTTTCTCAGGATTAATTAAATCGCGAGCAGGTAGAGGCATATACCTTCCATCTGATGTAATTGTTAACCAATCTATTTTTGACTCATTTAAAAAATATGTTATTGGTGAGCAATAATTAACAAGTGATGCAAGAGGTTGTCTTAGTTTTGAGTAGTCAGGTTTTTTTGTTTTTCTATCTAAGCAATATATTTTATTTGGTATACTTAGAGAAGCCATCCCACCGTGAATTATACAATAATCTAAATTTTTATTTTTTAACTGTTCCCAAATCCATGTTGTTGGGTCGTGTTGCTTAGGATTGAAATCTTTCCAACAATCAATTACATTATTATGTGGAAACCATTCTTTCCTAATATCATCTGACACCCTACTGAAATCAGATTTACCAATTAAATAGTAAGTAGTATTAGGTTGAAGTTTTGCAATGGCACTTATTAATATTGGTGCTTCATTATTTCCCGCATTTTCTTTCCATTTTTTTCTATCAAAATATATTGAACGGCCCATTTTCCCGAAGCCAACCCTACTCATTGTTAATACCTCCTAATTTTTTATCACTAAAACTTAATCCTGTTTTAATACAAGTACCACCACTTTTTCTTAAATTTCTTATTAATTTATTACTTGTAGTAAGAGAATAAGCACGATATTGTTTATAAAACCAATGAACTGTCTCATCAAAAGTATTACAAACTTTTATTAATTCACTACCTTTATAAATATAAACTTTCTTTGCTGATGGATTCTTACCACCTTTTACTTTATTACTAATTTTCTTTTTTTGTTCGTCAGAAAGTTTTTTACCAAACATATGATGGTCTTTACCTGTAAATTTGCCTTTCCTTTCTTTACTTCTATTAAGTTTGCTTTCATCCGACCATTTTCTTCCTTTATTTGCATTACTTATAATTTCGCCAAATTGTTTTAATTCCTCTTCTGTTTTCCCAGCTAATGTATTACCACCATGCCCACCTTCTGCTATATTATAAAAATTATCAGAATGTATAGCATTATAAAAATCAATCCAATACTTTTCTTTTTTATTTAATTCATTTTCATTTTTAGCAGTATCAATAATATCTCTTGAAAAGTTTTCTTTTCCATATTTATTAATAGCACGTTTCAAATGTAAGCCTGAACCTAAGTAATTTTTACTACCTGGTTTATATTTACATTTGCCAATATATTTTTTATTATTAATATTGTTAGTTGTAATATAAATAAACCCATATTCCAAATTAAACACCTCCATAATTTAATTATATATTAAATTATGAAAATTGTAAATGGTATATTATTAGGCTGCGTTTGCATTTGCTATTGCCTCCTTTAAAATATCTTGTGCTTCAAACATTCTTTCTACAATTTTATTGAATTTTCCATCAGGTATATTATGTTCTAAATCATCTGGAAGTTCTAACATTTTTCTAAAATTATCTTCTGTTAAAGATAAAAATTTATTTGTAATTTCAGGTACTTTATGCCATGTTTGATGAAGGTCATTAATGTTTTCAGAATAAAAACTTTTCCAAGGATATGATAGACCGTGGTCAATTAAGAATATACAATCATCTATAAACCCATAATTATGATGGTGCCTATCATCATTTCCAATTATAGCGTCAAAGAACTTCATCATATCTAAATCTTTTTGCTCTTCAATTCCTACATAATCTGCAGAATCAATAAAACATTCTTCCCACCAGTGAACTGAACACAGGTTATTTTTTAAACCTAAAAGTGTGCCACAATCAATTAATTTGACTTTGTTAACAGGAATTTCTAATGCTTCACCTAATTTGTATGCAAAGTATTCTGCAAGTATCTCAGTCGGCCTATAATCTGTTTTAATCAAAACCTTTTTACCTTCTACATAACCGAATGTTTTTTCACTTATCCCATCTGGTGTTTCCTCATCTGATTTAATAATATTATATTTTTCCAAACTGCTCATAATAATACCTCCATTCAATTAATAAATTAAAAAACACATTACAATTATATATATGTAATGTGTTTTCGTAAACCATATAAAATTCTTTTTATTTATATAATTCATTAAAATAATTTTCTTTGAACACTTTTTCATACCACTCATTTTGATAGTGTTCAGGCTTTACATAGTGATTATAGAGTGCCCAAAATAGTTCCTTATATTTTTCAGGGTTATTTTTATAATATTCAATCTTTTCTTCAATATCAATATTATCTCTAACCGTTAATAGTTGTTTAAATAATAACGGAATTTGAAGGCAATCAACATCATAGTCATTAGCTAATAAAGGAATAACGCCATTTGCTAATGAAGAATAAATCCTAAAGTTTAAAGAATCATACTTACCATAAAAGCATTTTAAAATAATTGTAAACATATAATCCTTTTGTTCCTCGTGATACTCTTGTTGAGATACAGTAGGTTTAACATTCTTATTGACAGAAATACTTCTAATAACATCTAACGCCTTTTCATCTTTTATCTTTTTACCTTTGAATTTCTTTGTTTCGAGTGGATCCTTAATCTCTGTACAAGTAATAGTGGAAGTACCATCAGTTTGAGTACGAATAGTAGCATCACAATTAAGGTCATTAAAATAACGTACCCAATCCGCCAAGCGGTAACTAACATCATAAGGAAAAGTTCCGCCAAAGATAAAATCATGTTTTTTATTATTGAGAATATCATTTAACTCATCCTTTGTCAATTGTTTTTTACCAAAGGCATCTTGAATCTGCGCAGATGGGAATTCTTTAAAATCCCTCATAGGTCCTCTATCATCATTTACAAAGTAAAAACATTTAACATTTTTTGTAAGAGGATTTACCTTAGCAGACCATGGGTACCATATTGAGCTAGTATCGTGACAGAATGAGTAATGCCATAAATTTGGATAGTCCCTCATAAGTCTTGTGAGGAAGTATAAAGGATACATACATCTCTGACTAATCATTCGGAACGAGAAGAATTGACGTTCCCCTGTAAGTCGTTTACGGGCTGTTTCCATGGCTCCTGCTGAGAGTTTTTCAGTTCTTTCATCGTATGGTATAATTTCGTGATTCCTTTCATATACAAGAAAAAGAGCAGAAGAAATAGTGCCAACGAGATTATTAAATATCCATGGCTCACCATGAATGAGGTTAGTAAACAAAGTATCCATATACTTATAAGTATAATTGTATGCGGCTTTATCATCATCATATAACTCCTGTTCGCCTGTTTCAACTCTCATAAACCTTCCTGAAGCATCAAGATTAATAAGTATACAGTCTTTCAAAATAGGTGTTTGTAATGCTACCTCTATCCAGGCGCCTCTTGAACTTGATGAACGGGCAACGAGGAAAACATTGAAATCTTTTTGTAAAATTTTAACAGTATTAAGTATATATGAATATGACAAGAAATTAGTTTTCTTGCCGAGATTTCTCTCGAGCAAGAATAACATAATATTCTTTTTATTAGGGTTGTCTTTATGGGAATTAATAATTTGATAGGTCATTTGTTTAGGGCCTCCTCAATCGAATTAAAGAAAGCATATTGTTGTGCTTCAAACAAAGCATCCTTATTGCCACAGTCGAACCATTGTTTGGTTAATGTTCCATAACTAAACTTTTTACGATTAATATATTCATTTAATACATCCACAATTTCATATTCACCGCGTCTAGAAGGTTCCAGTCCTTTAATAATTGACCATAATTGTAAATCGTATATTTGTATCCCACAAAATGCTAGGGAGGATTTAGGGTTTTCAGGTTTTTCTACAATTTTATTAATACTTAAATCTTCATCAAACTCTAGCACAGCGAATCTCTTTAGTTCCTCTTTATCATTAAAGAATTTAGTTGTAATAAAACCTCCGCCTTTATACATTTCTAAGAATGGCATTAAATTATCATAAATAATATTATCAGCGCACAATACAACTACGTTAGTTAGTCCAGCCCAATCTTTAGCCTGATACAGAGCATTCGGAACTCCCAGCGGCTCATCCTGATAAAAATATGTAAATTTAACACCATATTTTTTACCTGATTTGAGATAGTCCATTGTTTCACCAGCAGACTTTGTACCAAGAATAATTGCTATATCAGTTATTCCTGCATCTTTTAATGATAGGATAGAATATTCTATCATGAGTTTATCATAAACAGGACATAAATATTTATTATATACATCTGTTATAGGTGATAGGCGAGATCCTCTACCACCTGCGAGTATAATACCTTTAAAGTTTTTCAAATCTAAAATCCTCCGTATTAACTTTAATAATATCTTTTATTTTAGCACGAGTTGCAGCAGTAATACCAATCTCATTATCCTCAAATGTAATTACTTCATCAGGATTAACACCTAACATGAGCATTGTATAATTATATGCTTCTGGTGAGGGCTTCGCAGCGCCCAAAATATCAGATGTTGTAATATAATCAGCATAATATAATAAACCTAATTTTTCAAGTACTTGTTGAATACTTGTTCTACGACCATTTGATACAAAAGCAATATAATATTTCTCAACATTTTGTTTAATAAAATTAATGAGTTCAGTATTGGGTCTCATAAATCTATCTAAACAAAAACCCAATAATGCTTGTTTATCCTTAATGATTTGATGCGCTTGAGCACCATAACCTATTGCTTCAACAGTTTCCCTCATTAATACATTACCACCAAAAGGGGCATATGTTTTATGAAGTTCAATATCAAAAGGAACATTGTTTAAATGGAATGCTAACTCATATGCTTTATTATGTGCTGGCATTGTATCAGCGATAGTACCGTCTACATCAAATAGTAATGCTTTCTTGTTTTTTAAGTTCAGATTTAACATTTAAATATTCCTCCACTACCTCATTTAATAATTCTATACCAATTGCATAACAGACTGCTGTTATATTTCCATTTTCTTTTAATCTAAAAGGTGTCATTGAAATGAAGTGACTTGCCTCATAAAATTTTGTAATTAATTCCCAATGCTCATCTTCAATTTCATAATACTGAGGTATTAGTTCACGAAGCTCATCATAAATAGCATTGAATTTTTCTACACCATCAAGTATCTCATAATTGATAACATCAGTATAACCATCTGACCAAACTCTATAATTACCATCAAAAAGTAAATCATATTTACCATGACAACTTTGATAAAGTTTGCTAATATCATAATAAATTGAGTCAGCACCTTCACCACGTGGGTCTATTACAACCAAATCATATTCATCAGCAAGAATGTTTTGGAAAGTAAAATCACCATGAGACCTATATAATTTTTTAGGTGATAATAACTTAATTAGCCCAGGTTCGTTTACAATAAACTCTAATATTCTATGAAGATTTTGACATGACTTTCCATTTATATCAATTGAATCATGTTTGTAAAACTCATAAGGTTGTAGTGATTGAGTTCTTTTTACCATTTTTTGTAAATGATTAACTAATAAATAATCATGTTTAGGTTCTTCATCTACAGGTTTTGCTATTAATGACCCTGCTTTTAATATATCATGAAGAATCATTCCATCAATATCTTCCTCATTAAGTAATAAATCAAGAAAAGTACCAAGTTCTACATATTCCATATCATAGTAACCAGAGTCCTTCCCAAACACAAAAAATGAAGTATCAGGCATAACTCCTGGTTCATCATTTCTACAAAAGTCAAATTGCCATTTCCATTGCTTATAAAGTTTTTCAATACCTAACCCATCTTTATCATTGGCCGCAATTTTCCTAACATATTTTTGTCCATATTTATCGACTAAAAAGGTTCTTGCCATACTTCCACCTTTAAACTCTTTTAAAATATTGACTTTACCCATATGACACCTCCATTTAAATATATCAATATTATATATACTTTTTAATTATATGTAAACCAAATATATTTTAATTTTAAAATAGAAATTTTTTAATTTCAGTTTACAGATACTATTTTTTCCATTATAATAATGAATGTAATGAATTATTATATTAATACTAATAGTAAATATATTAATTACTTGTCTATTAAATTGTCGGACTGTTCCGATAATTGGGAAAATAAAAACGCCGCCTAGGCGACGCTTGTTTCGGTTTTTGATACTCTTATTCTTTTTCCTGTAAATACAGCACCTTCATTAAATACTTTATTTATAAGTTCAATAGCAAATTCAATAGCATCCTCACTGTAAAGTTTAATTTTATTTTGTACAAAGTTTCCAGTTACCTTTGAATTTATATCAATAATTTTTCCTTTAAATGTTTCAAGTTCAGTAATTTTATCTTCTAATAAGTAACCTTCATTAGTATCAACATATAAAGTAATAAATGAATTTTTATTTAATCTTATAGCACCAATTCCTTTATTTTTATCGGCTGTTTTCATCAGTAACCAACCTGGTTTTTCAGCAAATATTAGTTTTACTTTCTCTTCGCAAGTCATTTCAATAATTTCCTTAATAATACTTAAATCTGTTTGAACAGCCATTACATTCATCCTCATTTCATATTTTTATTATTATATACATATTTTATCACTTTTAAACGCTTTTTTAAATATTTTTTTATTAATTTGTATATGTATATAATAACATCATATGAAAATTATGTAAATAGGATTTGTCTTAAAAACATTCTCTTTTCTAAACAAATATCGACAAAATACGACAAATGGTAGAGATTCGTTAATCCCTACCATCCGTTCGTTATATCGCATTATTTACCGATACCATATTGTTTTGCTTGTTCTTTTGTTAACTCTACCTTTGTTCCATCATCTTTAATTAAATATGATGGTTTTTCAATTGTTGTTTCTTCACCGTCTGGTCCAAAAGTTGTAATTGTTGACCCAACCTCAATATTTCCTGCTCTCAATATTCCACCGCTTAATGTTAATCTCATTTAATTTACCTCCGTAATATATCCTAGTTTTGGATCTTCTTGTCTTTTATGATTTATTCCAAGTTTTTCTAAATACATTTGCTCAATTAGTTTTGAATCGAAACCTAAGAATAACCCAACATTCATTAGAAAGATAAAAGCATCAATCCATTCTTCTCTTCCTTTTTGAAAATTTTCTATAACTTCGTATTTAGTTAACCCTGAATAATCTTTCCAGGGTTTATGATATGGAAGTTCTCTTTCCATTTCAAAAAGTTCTTCCATTGTAAAATGTGAATGAGTATGGATTAAAGAAGAGACCGTTTCAATATCGGTCTGCTCTAATCCTTCAAATCCAAACTTCTTTTGAAACTCCGCTTGTTTATCAAGTACCATTTGCAACGTATTTATCATACTAATTCCTCCTATTTAACTAAAAGAAGTTGTGGTTTTTCCAGCTCAGAGACCTCATCTTCAACAAAGGATGTAATATCATATGCAAAGTCATCAGTGTCTTGTAGGTATTCTGGTGCTCCTTCAAATTTATAACCTGTTTCATCAATTACATTAGATAGTTCAAGTGCAGCCAGTTGTAGTTTTTTAAGTGCCTCGATAATTTGTCCTTTGTTAGAAGATGTTGCCGTCATCTTATTTCCCCCTGTTGTTTAAATAATTGATATGGAACATTTGTTTCCATTCATTCGATTACATAAACAATTATATAAAAATAATGTAAAAATGTAAACATAAAATTTCAATTTTATACATTTTTTTTATCAATATGTTGATTTTTTTACTGAGAAATTACAATATATTGATAGAAATTACAGATTTTCTATATAGTTGTTTACCGTTCGTTATAAAATCTGTAATAAATGGGATCCCTGGAACCATACTTTTTTAATGTTTTTTGTATCAATGTATATTTATATTAAAACATATTCTGGTGACGAAAAAACATCACCAGAACGTCCCTAAATATGCTTTTTATTCATTTGTAATTGTACATTTTCATTATTATAACCCAAGATTTTCATGGTAGTATGTTCATAAGCAGTGTCTTTATACACCTTTGGAACAAACTCATCACCTCTTCGATAACCAACAATTACAAGTCTAGTTCCTCTTTTAAACCATGATTCATCAAGAATTTCCTTCTTTTCTCCCCTTACATCAACTATTTTCTTGTCATAATGTAAGAACGCACCCTTGTGATATTTTACTGGTATAACTCCGTACTGAGTTGATAGATATACAATATGTTTATCTTTATCCTTATCAACAACCGTTCCTGCAATTATACCAAGCTCGTACCTAGGAAATCTTTTTCTACCATATGTTTTCCACTCAACAATGTTGTCAGGTTGAAGTTCATTGAAGTCAATAATATCAAAATATTTATCAAGTGGTACGTAGTCGAGTTCATGTTTATCGGAATAGAAAACAACTGTTTCCATTTCCCACTGTTCTTCAATGCCCATACAGTTTTCTTTCCAAAATTCTTGTTTCTTTTTACGATTGAATGCCTGTAATGCTTCGGGGCTGATAACCCATTGCCTTAAAGGTTCAATAATCTTTTTGTAAATTTTGTCAAATGACTTTTGTTCAACCACAAGTACACCATCAACAAAATCATACTTAATATCTTTTTTCTCTCTAGCAAAATTCATAAACTGTTTTTCGATTTCCTTTGTCATAGGAACCTTATTTCTTCCAAACAGTTTATTCCTAAAAGTATATACCCATAGTTCTTCTGTAAATTTACCTTTAGGTATAAATTCAATTAATGAAGGTAAGTTAGTTAATGTTAGTTTTGCATTTCCTTTAACAACTAAATCAACGTACTTAATCATTAATTGTCTTCTTTTAATATCAGGATATAACCCATCAAAGCAACCTGACTTAATAACTGTTACGCCTTTCTTTTCACTCATTGTATTATCTCGCCAAACAAGATTACCTTCATCATCAAGAACATCAGGTTTGCCTACAATAGCCCTTTCAACAAAATCTTCCAATGATGTAAAAGGTCGTTTTTCCATTATTACATTAAGTGCATCTTTACCTAAACCTGATATTGGTTTTAGTCCAAACAATATTTTACCTTCAGATTCAAGTGGTGTAAATCCTTTACCTGAACGGTTAATATCAGGATTTAATACAAGACCTCGCATATCACCAACAGCCTTTGCAACAGCACCGTAGTTCGTATTTCCTTCACGTTCTCCAATTAAACCTGAGTTAACTGTTAAACACGCAGTCTTCCAATAAATAACGCCATATCTTGTTGCAAGATTTAACTCTTGCATAAGAATCATTGTATATCCTGCGATATGAGGTAAACTAAACGAATAACCAAACTGAGGAGCAAACAGTACATACCAAACGTAGTCACGCATCTCATCCCTACAATTAGTTTTTTTACATCCTTCAACAAACATCTCACGGCATTCATCAAGAATTTCTTTTTTCTTTTTAGCAACACCTTTTCTTAATTTGTTTGCCTCCAATAAACCAAAATCTGCAATTGATGGGTCCATTGAAAGTAACATCATGGCCTCCTGAGTGTCACACATCCCGTAGTTTTGTGATAAATAACTTTTCAACAGTTCCTGTTCTTCAACAGTTAAACCTGCTTTATTCATTTCATTATACCACTCATTAATATCTTTTTTATGACGGACATATTTATCAAGCGGTGATTCTCCACCTTCTGGTGAAAGCCTCATCAATGAGTTTCCTGCCTCTAACTCATAAAAACTTTGTGGATAAATCTTTTGTACTGCTTGTGAACCTACAGCAGAATCAAATTGGAAAGCATCAAGAATTTGTCCTTCAAATAACAATTTGAACATTTCAGGTTCTTCCATCTCAAGTACATCAGGGTGTAAATATTTTTCATAGGTAGCACGTAAAGTACCTTGCCATTCCATTTTACCTGCATCAAGTAATAAATCCATACAAGAACGTTCGCGGTCCAAAGCGTTTATTGTTAAAAAGTCGAGTTTTAGTCCACCTTGGTAATCAGAATCGCCCATATTAAATTGAGTAACATACTGACCACCTGTAGTTTTCATCATAGCATTTTGTGATAGATAACCATCATTATAAATATAAACACCACTTGCATGAACAGATCTTCCTGATACTAAACCTTCAATAGTTTCGATTGCCTCGAGAAGTCCGGGATACTGTTGAAATTCTTCAACCAATTCCTTAACAGGTTTCTTACCATCTTCTTCATTGCCTTCTAAACACTCCCTTAATGTCCACATACCTGTTTTATCAGTAGGTATTAGGTTTGCTATATTTTGAGCAATATCATTGTCAATACCCATTCCTCGGCAAGCAGTTAATATTGCAGACCTCGTTTTTTCTTTTGTTAATGTACTAATATTTAAAACATTGTTTTCACCAAACTCACGCTTCATTATTTCAATAATAGCAGCACGTTGAGATGCTTCTGTATCAATATCAATATCTGGCATTTCAGGTCTTTCATGCGTTAAGTGTCGCCAGTGAGGTAAGTTATATTTAATAGGATTTATTTGTGTAATACCTAATAAATAAACAGTGTACCAACTTGCAGCAGATCCACGACTAACACCTACAAGTGAAACTTCCCACATTAAATCAACAACTTTTTGTGTCAATAAATAATATGATGAAACAGCCTGACCTAATTTTTCACTTGTCAGCCATAATTCTTTATACTCTTCATTAATACGATCAAGATTTATTTCATTCGCTTCTTGTCTGTATTTAATAAATCCTTCTTCAACTCGTTTTAAATGATAACGGTCCTCAATCCTAGGACTGTATGCAAATTTTCTAATATATTCATACTTATCATAGAATCGCTCAAACAAATGTAGTAAATTAAATTCAGGAATTTTTACATCAGGTACAATAGTAGGATGATATAAGTCAAATTCTTCAATCTTATTCATTATTTCTAATGTATTCTGTAAACATTCCTCAAACTTAGTTGCAGAAATATTACCATCAAAATATTCCCACATCTCGTCGACTGACATCATATACGTTGAAGAATAAAATTCAGCAACCTCTCTCTCGCCTTCATCAGCCTTTAAATATGTTTCATGAATAATTGCTTGTGCTTTATTTAAATAATGGGCATCAGTAGCAACAACCGTTTTAACTTTATAAGCATCTGCGATAATGATTGCATTTTTATTATAAAGTATTTGCTCTTGATTAAATGATGGCTGAATCTCAATATAAAAATCATCACCAAACAATTTTTTATACCAAAGTACAAGTTTATGAATTTTTAATTTAAACTCTTGTTTTTTACCAACGTGTTCTTCTTTAACCCAGTTTAAAATTGTTTGGTCCCATTCAGAACCCAAGCACGCAGTTGTAGCAATAATATGTCCTTTATACTTTTCCATGATTTTTTCCAAATCATCTTTGTATGTAGGAACACGTTCCATACCTCTATGCCAAAAACTATTTTCCCATGCTAATGATGTAATTTCTTTTAAACCATCATATCCAAAACGGTCTTTAGCAGTTAATAAAAAGTGGTAATATTTAATAGGTTCATTTGTTTCACGAGCATGAGTCGCTACTTGACGGTCGACCAAATAAATTTCGTCACCTAAACCTAATTTAAATTCTTTAGGAATTTTACCTTTTTCCTTTTGCTTTTTAACATATTGAATAGCTTCAACATGAGCGGCCAATGTTTCATGGTCTGTTATTGATAAACCACTCATTCCTATTTCAACAGCATAATCAATCATCTTGTCTACTTTATTAATTGCATCTTTTAAACGAAAGTTAGAACGGTCTGTATGATTATGATTCGAATACCATGTTTTTAGCAATCTTAGAATCCTCCTTTGGAAACATTTTTTTAAATCAATATAATTATATACAATAAAAATTCTGGTGTAAACCAGAAGGTGTGGAATATTTCCACACCATCATTTACATTATTAATTATTTAAAATATGTTCAACATATTGCTTCCATACTCCACGACCTGGGTTATCCTTCATGAAGTTTTGGTACATTGTATTATAGGAAGCACCTTTTTCTTTGAAATTTTTTGCAACAGATGGATCTTTACCTTCTAATTGCATTTCACTAATCATTTCATCAAGTCTTTGTTTATCACGGAACTTATATGTACCGTTAAATTCTTTATACCTTGGTTTATGTTCAGATTTTAATTCAACCTCAGGTTCAACTATAGCAGTACTTGCAACAGATTCAAATGGCTCAAGTTCAAATTCAGCTTGTTCCTCTTTTGTCCATTCGACGCTAGGTTTATTAATGCTTTCCATTTGTGCCATAGCAATACCTCTCATAAAACCTCTGGCAGCGGCTGATAATTCATCTTGAACAACATCCTGAACAACATCTTTAACAATTGTTTTAATTTCATTTCTAATTGTCTCACGAATAACATTTTCCATTGAGTTGTTCCACATCTTTGTCCACATCTCCATGCCATCTCGTGCAATTATCATGAAGATATCTTCAGTTGATAAACCGTATTTATTAGCAACCTTTTGACCTTGTTTTTCAAGCGTACTATTTTTAAATTCCTCAGTTTTTATTACTTGTTCATCAACCTTTTTCTTTGATTCGCGTGCTTCAAACTTTTCAACTTGATTTGTCATTGTTTAACACCTTCCATTTCTATTTGTTTAACACAAAATAATTGTAACATATTTTTTATACATTGTAAATAATGTAAATAAAAAAAAGAATGGCATTAATCAGCCATTCTAATTTCAATCAATTTACCTTTCTGAGGACCGTAAGTACCTTTAGTCCATCTTTCTTTTAAATCAAATTTTGATGTAGGAACTTTAAATGTTGAAGTTGTCGTTTTAAATATAAATTTACCTTCATCTTTAAATGTTAGTATTCCTACAACGCTTGCATTATCCGCAAGTGAATTTTGAAGTTTTTTCCTATTGCCTTCAAATGATTTTAGGTTTATCTTTGCTATTTTGTTGTTATCATAACCGATAATAATAAACTTATTAGACTCATCGAAAACAGAGCAACCCACAATACCATCAACATCACAAAGACTAGGTATAAAGGTACCAAGCGCCTTGTTAGTTGATTCTTCAATTTCCGAAACTTTAATTTTGTGACAGCAACGGTCCTTACCAAAAACGAGTAATTCAGCTTTATTCCATGTACTAAATTCATTAATAATCTCATCTCCCGGTTTGACATATTGGTCCTCAAAGTTTGCATGAATTGCCATCTTTTTAACATATCCTTCTTTTGTTATAAACAATTTTGTAGGATAATTTGGAACCTCTTCCATTTTCTTTTTAACAGCCTTTACCCTTGATGAGTTAACCTCAAGTAATTTACTTTGACGTTCAACACCATACTTTTCAGCGACATCTTCGAGGTCCTTAATAATAATATTGTCTAATCTCTCATTATTTTGTACAAGATCTTTATAATTCTCAATTTTATGAGCAAGATTATCAATATCTTTTATTTTCTTTATGATATATTCACGGTTAATATATCGAAGTTTCATATCAGCAACTTCATTAGCTTGTAATTCATCAATTTTAAAATAATCCATTAATAACTGAATTATATACTTTTCTTCATTATGCCGAATGATTTCAATTGCTTTGTCAATGTCAAGTAATACCTTTTCTAAACCTTTTAATATGTGAAGATCTTTTTCCATTTTATTAATATCAAATTGAACGCCTCTTTGAATAGTTTGCTTCCGCCATTTCAACCATTCTTCAATAACTTCCCATACTGACATATTCTTTGGCGAACCATTTATTAATACATTCAAATTAGTACTGTACGAAGATTGCAAAGGTGTTAACTGAAATAGTTTTTCAACTTCAGTATTCATATCAGTTCCACGTTTAAATCTTACTCTCACCTTTAAACCTTTTAAATCTGTGAGGTCTTTAACTTCAGCAACGTTTTTAAATTTGTCCTTAGATAATTCAACAATCTTATCAATTATTGCTTCACGAGTTGTTGAGTAAGGTATTTCAGTTATCATAACATTATAACCATCAACTTCAACCTTACCTCTTAATTGAACTGAGCCTGAACCTTCTAGATTAATTTTACGAAAAACTTCACGGTTATTCACAATAAAACCTTTAGTAGAAAAATCAGGTACAAGTAAAAGTTTTTTACCTTCACGAATAAACTTAATCATTCCATTTACTAATTCCTTAAGGTTAAAGGATGGAATTGATGAAGCCATACCATACGCTACACCACTTGATGCTTGTGTTAAAATCACAGGAAATTTAACAGGTAGTACTTCAGGAACTGTTGCTTTACCATCATATGATGGAACAAAGTCAACTAAATTTTTATTAAGATCCTTCATCATTTCAATTCCAACATCAGATAATTTAACTTCAGTATAACGTGAAGCAGCATATGCTAAATCTCTTGATGTTGCTTGACCAAAGTTCCCTTTACCGTTTATTAATAAAACTGATTGTCTGTCACGCTGTGCCATATTTACAATTGTTCCATAAGATGAACCATGCGGATGAATCTTCATTACAGCACCTTCGATATTTGCACTTTTTGTAAACTTTGTTGCTTTTTCAAGGTGCATTGTATATAAGATCCTTCTATGAACAGGTTTTAAACCATCTCGAATATCAGGAATAGCACGTTGTAATATAACATAAGCACCATAGTCCATCATGTTATCTTGTACTAAATCTTGTGCATTAATATTAATAACACTCATTTTACATTCCTCCAAGAAAACCAGCTGCAATACCAATTATACAGCCGATTATAATTCCTAAAATATGTTCACCCGTTTTTGTTAACCTTTTTGGTCCACCTTTCCACTGTTCCATTACTTTTTCTCCTCAACAACAGGTTCAGGACTTATCCACATACAGTCATTACACACTAACTTACCTTCAAATGTAACAAAAACCTCAGTTGAATCACAATTTGGACAATTATAACTTCCATGTCTTGCCATACTAAAATCGCCTCCAATTAAATCGTATAATTTATTATAACATTTTAAATTTGATTTGTAAAATGGAAATTATAAACCAAAGATAAAATACATTAGGCCACAAAAAATAATAAATAATGTTATAACTCCCGAAACTGTTCCTAATAAAATTTCTTTTAACATTTAATCCACCGCCGCAATATATTTATAAAGATTTTCTTCAATATATTCTTTCCTATCATGTACATCTGCACCCATGAATTTTTCAACAGCAGCAACCATTGCTTCAGCATTATTTACAGTTACACGTTCAAGAACACGCGTATCCTTATCCATTGCAGTGTATGCCATTGTTTCGGCTTCAAGTTCACCTAATCCTTTACAACGAGCAATAACATATTTGCCTTTTACTTTTGGAAGTTTTTCATCTTTTTCCTTTTCACTGAAGTAATAAATCATTGAATCATCCTCAAGTTTTACTTCATATAATGGTGTCTTTGCAACATAAACCATACCTTGTTCAAGTAAAGGTCTCATTAAACGATAGAAGAATGTTATTAATAAGCAACAGATTTGTTGACCATCTGCATCGGCATCAGTTGATATAATATACTTTCCATAATTAGAACGAGTAATTTCAAAAGTTTCAATATCCTTATGTTTTTTATCAGCGATAACTCCTGTGCCAATAACTTTAATTAAATCCATAACAACCTTATTGTCAAATATTTTTAAATAATCGGCTTTTAAACAGTTAAGGATTTTACCTCTCAATGGATATGCGGCCTGATATAAACTGTCACGGGCCTGAACGATTGAACCTAAAGCAGAATCACCTTCGGCAATAAATAATTCAGCATTAGGACCATGTTTATCACACTCAACAAGTTTTTCAACACGGTTTGTTAAAGTATCAGCTCTTTCATTTAATTTCTTTTTTAGTGCTTGTTTAGCAGCAGTATTACGATTATTAAATTTATTAACTTGAACAATATGTTTTAGGAACTTGTCGAATTCTTTAGGTTGTTCAGCCTTAAATGCTTCCAATAAACTTTGTACATATTCATTCACTAATGAACGATATAATTTTTTATCAGTTGAAAGTTTTGTTTGGTTTGCATATTCAACATTAGTTGAAAGGAAGGAACAAACATAACTCACTGAATCCTCTACATCAGTAGGCGTTATATTCGATTTTTTATCAATTAGTTTCTGTTCCTGTGCTTCCTTATTAATGAATGACCTAACACCATTGATAATTCCTGTATGGATTGAGCCTTTATTAGGTAACCAGTTAAAGTTAAGGAATGATTCTTGAATTGGGTCGCTTGCAGTAGCAAATAAAATACCGATTTTATTTAATTCATCTTCACGGTCATATTCAACTTCAGGTCCTACAATCGGCTTAGATGTGAGGCCAGTGGCTACTTCTAGGAAGTAATCTGACAGTGAA